GCACCAGCAGCGATACCACCAGATGCTATACCACCCGAAGCAACACTAACAGGAAAAGTAATGGCTGTTCCGGGCTGAACATAAGCTCCTGAACCAGCCGCATTATCTATAGTTACATCTGAACTATTACAATCAACTGTAATTGTTCCTTCTGGTTTAATAAGAACACAACCCTCTTTAGTAACTCCTATCGGCGTATAGTCTTTATCACCTGTGCTTAAATCAGCTAAATCCTCATTTTCAACTGCCAAAGCCATTACCCCAACATCACCACTAGAATGAGTAGCGTCTTCCGCTTTAGCTAAGTCTCCTGCGGCGGTAGTAGCCGCTCCAATGCTTACTTCATGACCAGCAGCTAATTGAGCATCATTAATATCTTTTAATCTATCTAAAACTGTGTTAGCAGTAGGATTAGCTTGAACTTCACCGATTAACGCTTCAAGAGGCGTAGTAACAACATCTATTTGTAAATGTCCAGAAGCATCAATTAAAGCGTGATAATCAGTCCCACTACCATCAGCGGCTGTATTTCCTAAAAGTCCTACATCACCAATTTTAGCCGCACCCGCAGTTAAAATAGCAGAAACTTCTAAAGCATTTGAAGCATTAACATTGGCTACTCCTTCACCATCCGTAATTGCTACATGTAAAGCATTGTGAGTAGAATCTTCTGCTGTTAAACCAATCGTGGTTGTAGCATCTTTTCTAGCTGAAAGTAAAGCGTGAGTTCCTAATAGGTTCGTTCCATCTAAATCTGGAGCGCTATCGCTTGTAGCGGCTACAACTAAGGCTCTAGTATCATCGGCCGCATTTTTAATCTCAATCGCACCAATTTGAATATCAACTGCCGCCAGTTTTAGCCGACCAGTCGAGTCAACATTGACCATCCTGGTTTCTGAATTATCTCTATCATAACCCAAGATGACTTTTTCTCTATTCGCTGCTATTTTTCCTCTTTCGTCTGCCATATTATGTTGTTGTTGCTACAATATTCCCATCAGTACTCCAAGGAACCCAAATACAATAAAAGTCAATTACTCCAGAAGTGGTGTCAGTAGCACCAGAAACAGTTAAAATTATGTCGTTTCCGTTAAGTAGATATTCAGGAAGATTGTCAGCAGCAGCCGCTTCTTCTCCAAGAATGTAATAGGTCGCCGGAGTAGCATTATTAAGCCAAATTTCATTAGTATCAATATCAGTATCAGTTTCTTGCGGTAAAAAGATAGCCGTTGCTCCGCTTATCCCAACTTCAATAGTCGCCCCGCCTGCTAATGAAGTGGTGCAAACACCTAATACACGAGCCTTTACTAGTCCAGTGACTGTAAATAAAGCCCCACCATCTAAAGCTCCGCCATCATTTCCCCAGGCATCAGCAGTAGCACCAGCAAAAGTAACTGTTCTCTTGGTGATAATTCCGTCTGTCCAGATAGGAACTCTGTTTCCATCCCGATAAAATGTTGATGTTATTGTTGCCATAGTCAATAAAAAGCCCCGCATAAGCGGGGTGTTTAAACCTCTAAAATTATCTTACTTTAATTTTATCAAAAAGTCAATTATTTAGTTTTTGGCTGTTCTAATGCCTGTGCTATTCGTGAACACTTATTAGCCAGCATAATAAATGTATTTGCTTGTTCGACTGTCGTTGTCGCTTTAGCAATTATATTTACTAACAGTTTTAACTCTTGGGCTGTAAGAACCTCTTTTGGCTGCTCTTTTGGCTGCTCTTTTTTAGTCATAATTGTATTATATCACATTAGTAAATAGTGTTCTATGCTGGCACTCTGAACATTTTATTGCAAAAATAGTGCGTGTGCCAATCGAGAACGATAACTTCCCCTTCCATTTCATCCCCAGATGTTGCCGCTATCCTCCTAAGCCTACCTGCAATCAAGTCATGTTCTTCAACTTTGTCATTTGGGTCTGCGTCATAATCCAGGGTAAATTCAAGACCATAGGTTGTATATTGTGGTGTGTCAGCTGGGACAACCTGCTCTTGAGTAGCAGTATGAACTGTAGCTGGCACTACATCCTCATCAAAACCTATCTGATTCCAGTCAAATTGAAATTTCATGTATCTATTGTCAGGTGGTGAACCAGTTTGGGTATCCGCTATTGCAACTGTAATATGCACCGCAATATCATGCTCCTCAGTCCATCTCCCTGGAACAGTTTCATGAAAAAACAATTCTTCATTATCATTGTTATAAATTGGCATAGAGTAACCATGGAACGCTCCTATTTCTACTTGAGTCGGTTTCCCCTGTGCCGTAATTGTCGTATAATCTAAATCAGCCCTCAATGTTAAACTTCTTATTGCCGTGCCTTCCATAGTTACTACTCCTGTGGTAGAAACATTTAGATAATTGCCGTCATCGCTGTCTCCCAGTCGTGTATCTCCGTGAACATCAAGAGTAGCATCTGGCCCCGTCGTCCCGATGCCGACGTTGCCTGTTGATTGTTGAACATACAACTGTCCCATGTTGACGTTGAAGTTCCCTGTTGAGTCAATTATCAATCTGTCGCTTGTTCCAAAATTGGCTGGAGAGATCTTGAAACTATTACCATCATTCTGGTCAATCCCGATTATAGATTTGGACAAACCTCCGATTCTGAATCTAATAGCTGAATTACCTGTACTCGTATTGTCTATTATCGTTGCTATCTCACCAGCGGAACCACCAACTAAATGCAATTGTGCCCCTGGAGCCGTCGTCCCGATGCCGACGTTGCCGTCTTTGAAATAAACTCCAGTAGTAGAAGAAGGGCCAATAAAAGACTCTGCGGGCATAGTTAGATTGCCCGTCATTATATCGCCAGCCTTTTCTACCCAAATATCGCCAGCTCCACCAGCGACTAAGCCAAGGGTAGTACGAACCTGTGAGACAGTTTCCTGAGTCCAATCAGTACCATTACTAACTATAAAATTGTCATCTATAGTTGCATCTAAAGCTGCTATATCATCCAAATCATCATCCCAAGCCTGAACATCTGTGCCAATTACTAACCCCAATCCTGTTCTAGCATCAGCCGGAGAGGTAGGGCTATAATTAGTCCCATCTGCCATCCAAAAGTAATTCGCTGTATTAGTAGTTGAATGAAGAATATCGCCCACGTTGGCTTCTCCAGTAGTTGTAATATTCCCCGACCCAAAATCAGAGTTAGCGGAAATGTTCTTAATGAATAAATTGGTTGTGCCGCCACCAACCAAAGCAGGGCAATAAATACCATATTGATTAGTAGTTGTTCCTCCGCCTGTAATATCTTCAATATATAATCCATACCTATCAGTAATAATCCCTGTGTCTTTATCATTATAAGCCCTAGCCAATAATGAATAGGCAGAGGCTACACCCCCAAGCTCTGTTCCCAAAGCGTCGTCGTTAGTTGCAGTAAATAATCCACCAATAACATTTGTTGCATCAGATCGTCCTAGATTGCTTGCTTTACCATAAACACCAACAAGCTCATTAACATCCCCAGAACCAACAGCAAGAGCAATACTAACCCCTTCGCCTTTAATACCCTGAACACTTGCATGCGTACTACCGTCAATTCTGCTATCCCATTGTGCCTGCATATCCATTGCTACAAGGTGAGTAGCATCACTCAAAGCACCTGCTGGTTCGAGGTTTAATTGAGCAAAAATTCCATATTGGGTATCATCTACAGTAGTCAAAGTTTCGTCTATCCCAAGAATTGTGGTAATTGAAACAGAAGCATCAGCACCCAGAGCCATATGTCCAGTAAAGTCAAGGTTAGCACCATCCAGCGTATTGGTAAGAGGGTCGTTAGAACAATCTAGTTTTAGATATCTAGTATCAAGACTTGCTAATGTTAATCCTTGAAAGTCTACATGTTTCATTTACACTCCAAAACATTAACATTCTTGTTATTTACCCCGCATACTGCATATAATCCACTTTTAGAATCGATTGCTATCTTTTCACCAGCAGTTAATAAAATGCCTGTTCCAGTCGTAACCGCACTACTTCCAATATAAATATTCGTATCAGATTTGTTCAAAACAATAATTGTTACTCTATCTGACTGCTCTGTTCCTGGTAGTAAATATTGAGTATCAGCAGTAGCCAGATTGACAGTAGTAGAAACATAAGCAGTAAAACCAGTCTCCATAACCGCTGATGATATTGTGGTAGTAGTTTTTAATCTTAAAGTGGTCGGATCGACCCGAAGCATCTTTGTTTCCAATGCCGCATTATCAGTTGCTCCTAAAGCAACTACTGTTCTATTATCGTCACGTTTTCCAGTTTCGTTCATTAAATAAAAAAGCCCCAAGAATGGGGCGAATTACCTCTCACTGTTATTATAGCATATTACTGATGAGCTTCAAATGTCTTTATCCTGTCTTTAAGCCTGATTTCCTCAACTTTCAAGGCTCTTTCCCGTTTATCCAATTCCACCTTTTTTTTATTAAAAGCCTTTTCTTTAAAAGTAACTATTGCCTCTCTTTCTTTTAATGCAACATCTTTTTTAGCAATAGCCTTCATTACTGCTTTGTCAATAGCATCACTTTTCCCTGATTGTTTCCGTTCAATTTCCAAACGGTTTTTCTCAAACTTCATTTTCTTTTTTGATAAAGCGATTTCTTTCTTTTGTAATTCACCTATTCTATCCTCCATTTCCTTTTCTTTATCTATAGCACGTTCTTGAATCCTTTTAGCAGTTGATAACCTTTTCTTAACTTCTTTCTTATGCTTCGCTAAATTCTCGGCCCTCACATCAAGTTCTGCTGCTTGTTCGTTTAACAGATGTTTAGTAACATCACTTTCCTTTTTAAAAGCCCTTTTTGACTTACTAATAGCCTCATCATGTCTATCTTTCATATTAATAAGTTTTATTCTTAAAACACTCTCAATTTGTCTTAGTTTTGGTATCTTAATACTGTATTTTTTACAATCCTCTTCCAGTTTATCTTTCTTTTCCTCAAGTTTTTTAATTTCTTCACGCAATGTTTTTACCTTCGGCAAAAGCAAAGCATATTTTTTACGGGTTTCAATAATCAATTCAGGAAATTTGTCTAAAGCACGGGTTATTCTTTCAACACCAGTTTTGAAGAGCTTGTCAGTATCAAAAAATTCATTCACTTTTTCTTTGGTTTTTTTAAGACATCAGATAAAAATAACTTGGGAACAATGCCGTCTTCAGTAACATTGAGTTTAGCAGTAATGGCAATTCCTAAGTCTTCGCCAACTTTATTAACTCTCTTAACAAACTCATCCTGCCTTTCCTTGAATGTAGGCATTTTTTTAACTGGTTTCTTTTTCTTATTTTTACTCACCAAACGCCTCATCAACTAAATCATCCATACTCTTACTAGCTATATCAGCATAAGACTTTTGACCTTTACTCTTTTCAGCAGAATTTCTTGAACCAACCTTGCTTGCTCTCTCAGCAAGGTTCAATGTCTTTTCCACTACCGCTTCCTTCTTAGCCGCCTTAATGCTTTTGTGAACATTATACAGTTCTTTTATATTGCTGCTTCCTAATTTTATCCCTAGTTTAAATACTTCTTTTTCGGTTGCCTTGTCAATCTTTTCTCCATCCTTCCTTAAGTCCTCAAACTGGCTATCAAATCGCTCATTAATCTTTTTTAGTTCTTCCTCTTTTTCTTTAGCCGATTGCTCATAAATCTCTTTAGCAACGCCTTTACTGATTTCCTTATTTTTCCTAAAAACATCATTCCATGTCTTCGGCTGCCAGCCGGAGTCAACAAAACTTTCAAGATCAGATTTTTCTTCTGGTTCTAGTTCTGGTTTTAAATCTTCCTTCGCTTTAGCAATACCATCGCTAATACCTTTATTTATCTGGTCTTGAATTTTAGGGTCTAACTCCTCTTTTTCTTCTGGTTTTTCTTCTTCTAGGTTTAAATCTTTATCGTCTGTCATAAATCCTCCAGCATTTCCATGAGTGCTTTAACAGTCATTTTCTTCATTTTCTTATCTACCACTAATCCCTTAGTTTTGGCTTGAGCTAATAGTTCTTTTTTAGTTGGCAATGGTTTAATTTCTTTCTTTTCTAATTCTTCAAATTTCTCTTCGGGGTTAAGTTCTTCCACTTTTTGCGATAATGTCTTAGGCGCTTCCGGCTTATACTTATCAGCTAAACCAAGAATAATCTGCTTCCCTAATTTTTCTCTTAAATTATCAAGGCTTGTCTTTTTATCTTGTTCGTTAAGTATTTTGTCAATTAAATGTTTAGCGCCATGAAGAGCAAGGAAACGGGGAAAAAAGCGGGTTTCTCCTGCTTTAACAGTATAAGGATTGCCGTCAAAATTAAAAGTAAAATCTTTTTTGTGGATATTGCAGAAAACAATTACATCTTGGGGATTTTTTGTTTTAGACGCTTTTGGCATGCTAAAAGCAAAATAACACTAATAAAAATTCTTGTCAAGTTTTTGAGGTTAATTCTATTTTATCAATCCCGCCAAAGGCATTAAAAATTTCTGTCCAGGCGGCAAGTAAATCGTGAAATGCTTTAGACTCTTTAAGCTCTAAAGAGAGGTTCTTTCCTGTTGAATAAGATGTTTTACCATCAGTATTAAATTCTACTTCACCTTCAATAGTATGGTCATTGCTTTTAAATTCGAAGTTGTGCGTGTAGGACATTATTTACTCTTCTTCTTGGCTTTCTTTTTTTGAAGATTTTTTTGGAGATTTATCCCAAACAATCTCTGCCGTAATTGGGAATCCGGCTCTTTCTAGTGCATCTTTACAAGCACCGCAAATTTGATCTTCTCCATATGCTTTGCCTTCAAAGAAACTTTGGCATTTTTTACAAAATTTTTTCATATTATTATGATCCCACTACTACTGCTTCATTAAGATAATTCAATCCACAAGTTGGGTTAGTACTATATGCCATGCAATTGGCATCCGCCGCATAGTTAATAAAGTGATTACCGTCAATTATTGGGTCTCCACCTGTTGGATCGGGATTGTTTATGGCTACGTTAGTAGTGGCATCTACTGTTAATTCTGAGGATACAAATAAGTTATTAGTAATTTGTCCTCTGATACCATTACCAGTGTCATATATATTGATAGCATAGTTATCTGCGTGGTTTGTATATTGTGCAAAGTGATTGCCACTAATATTAAATCTTGGTCCATCCCAAATTTGAATTATTCCTTTTGCTACACCAGAAGCGCCGCCCGATCCTGTTCCACCTGCATAAAAATAGTTATTGAATATACAAAGAGAGTCTGTGCTATAAGAACCACCGCTAACTCCTGAGTGAATAGCTGAAGCCATGTAGCCAATTTCTACAGAGTAGAAGTAATTATCATGAATATAACAACCATAACAATTTTGAGTAGATGCAAGTAGAATACCGATACCCTCATCATCAGAGTAGGGGGTAATCCTGAATCCTGCAATTTCAACTCCATGTGCGTTTACAGTAATGCAAGGAGTATCTACATTACCGTGCTGTCTTATTTCAGTTCGTGTTAAGGCGTGGTTTGGTCCTGTATTAGCTGCTATTAGCTTCAAGTTATTTTGAGTAATAGCGAGAGTAGCGGTTTCTTTATATTGACCTGGAGCCACAAAAATAACATCATCATCACCAGCAACCGCTAAAGCCTCAGTGATAGTCGGAAAGGCATCGTTCCAGCTTGTACCGCTATGACTACCTGCGGCCATATCTTTATCAACAAACCAATAATCACCCTTAGTATTATAAGGGAAACCAACGATATCCTCTGGATACCATTTGTGTCCGAATTTTACTGCTGGTACGTAATCTCTTGCTTTTCCCATTTTTTATTAAAAAAACCCTCTGCAAAGAGGGTTAAATCTCCTTGCTCCTCCTGAATTCCCCTTTCGAGTTCCTCGTCAACGAGCCTAAATTTAATCAATCATCAGGTTCAGCGGGCAGTATTCTCCTGCTGTTCCTGTATCTAACATTTGTCCAATTACTACTTCTGTTTGGTCTCCTGCTGTTGCTCCAACTGCTCCGTCAGTAGCGTCTGAAATTGCTACTTTGTAGCCAACAGTTGTCCCGTTTGCATCAATCAAAACACAAGCTGGACCTCTGGTCTTGAGCCATCCATATCGTTCATAGGCTGATACATCCCAATTACAAACTGGAACTCCAACTGCTTTCTCGGTTATAAGCTGAGAAATAGCTGGAATTCTGTAGGGATTTCTGGTAATAGTAGCTTCCGAACTATCAACTGTAGTTGCAGTCAATAATGGTCTATCAAGGGTAAATTTACACTCGGTTGAAAGATCTGATACTTCATGGCTTTTAATCTTATACCATTCACCCTCTGGCGAATTGTCGTTAAAGAATAAGAAACCTTCGTCATATTCGTTGGCGGTAATAGCGGTTGCTCCCAAGTCTAAGGTAACTACCCTGTCGCCAATTACATTAGAAGCGGCAACCGTCATATCTCTGTGATTGTCAGTTTGAGCGATACCAACATATAATTTACCTGCTACAAAATCAGTAGTAGTTCCAGCATAAACATAGCGGTATAAATCGCCATTCTCCGCCATTGCTATTGCTCCTAATGCATGCATCTGATAGCGATGCGGTTTATATATATCTTGCTCGTGTATTTGTAATCCGCCTGTAAACATATTTATACTCCTGTGATCCCCGTCAACTTGCCATGCCTTCTGGGCTGCCAAGTTACTAAATTACCTAATAATATAATCTGGCCGACTTCACCAAATTGGTTTGTTGGAACTTTAAAACCTGTCCAACCGAACCCATGGTTCTTAGAAGGAACATCAGCGTAGATGCCGTCAATTTGACCAGCGCCTAAGCTAATTGGTGTTAAGTCTGGTGATTTGCAACCATACCAGTCAATAAAGTTTTCATTCAAAGCGAATAGTGTTTCTGCGTCTGCTTTCTCATCAGCAACTACTGGAATGCCCCTGTATGTTAAAGCGGCAAACCCTGCTTTACCACCTAATGCTTTACTTTGTCTTACTGCTCCTTTAGATTCTCTGGTAACAACAGGATAACCATAAGCCTCATAATTGGCTTTAACAGTTGCCGATAAAAGACTTTCATATAAATCCCAAACTGTTTTATCACAAACAAACATCGTTGGTCTTTGCCTAAGCGAAGAACCACCAGATGTATCAGAAACTAAAGTTGCCATTTTGGTTAAATTCAAAGTTCCGCCAGAAGCAGTTCTTATAGCTTTCCACCATACGTCAGTGCTTCTTGTAATTCCAGCTAAAGTATCAACATCAGTGCTGTCATCAACGATTGCACCTAAGCCTAAGAAGTCTTTATTAGCATTTCCTGTGCCATCACCATAAATGGTGTCGCCAATGCCATCTAACATATCTTCTTGAGCAGATTCAATTTCAACCTTAACTAAATCCATAACTCTTGAGTCAGTAGCATTAACTGCTTTCTCAATTCCTGGGATAGCGACTGATTGATAATAACCTCTTAAATCATAAGAGGGAATTTTCCTTGTAGAACTGGTAGATGTATCGAAAGCGTCTAATCCAGCGAAAGAACCGCCAGTTTCAGATTTCTGATATTTAACCGGTTTCTTGAGATTAACGCCAGACCATTTCTTAGCTGTTCCTATTAAACGAAGACATAAAACATTGCCATCCAAAATATTGTCAACCACCTTTGGAAGCAATTTATCTTGAGTTAAAGATTTTACCCTATCTGTAAATTCCATTTATTCCATAAAAAAACCCCGACTTTGCGGGGTGTTCTAACCTCTAAAACAAATAATAGTAAATTTTTAAAAACTTGTCAAGTACCAATTTTCTTTAATGCCTTGATAATCTTTTTAATAGCAACAGAAAAGTCAATTTCTCCTTCTTCCGCAATAGAACTGTATTCAGCAATAATGTTATTAACCTCATCCCATTTATCGTCAGGATAGTCCTTTAATCTCTCCTGCATTGCCTCTTTGTTTTTGTCCATTATTTTGCTCTCTTTTGCATTACCGACTTAACATTACCTTTTCTTTTTTGAAAGCAACCCATCACAATTTTATAGAAACGTGGGTTTTCCTCTTTTATTTTTGGATTAGACTTGCGAACTGATGCTTTACATTCACTCCAGTATCGTTCTTCTTCTGGTGTCCGAACAACATTTGTAGGAATATTAATCACCTCCTCTTTTCCGCATAACCTTTAATTCCGCACTTTTACTAATCTTCCTTGCCATTGAACTACCACATTTCGGGCATTTCTGTTTCGTGCAAGGAACACCTCTCTTATGAGATGATTGATAACCACATTTTGGACAAACACAAACACCACCTGGTCCGGCAGCATATGGTCCACCCATTCTGCCTCTACCTTCAGCCATTTATTCTACCCCCTCTCCCATTGCTTCTTTTGCTTTTTCATTAGCCATTGCTAAATGCTTGGTATGCAATACTTGTATTTCCGGCTCAAGATTATTAAAGTCTTCTGATTGAACAAACCTTGTATATTCAGCTAAATATTCTTCAGTAACTTCTGCTGGCGGTTCAGTCCATTCACCGCTATTTATTCTTTCAATTACTCTCATCACATCGCCAGTTCCACCCTCAACTCCTAGAATTTCCTTTAAATAAGCCATTGGATCAGTATTGTATAAAACCATTCTCTTTGCTTCTTCTTTTGGATTGGGGTGTTCCAATGCTTCAAACAATGTCATCGGGTCTATCAGTCCTGCCTTAGATAGCTCAAGCGCCTCTGCCCTTTGTCTTGATTTATCAGTCGGCATCGTTGTCCCCGACTTAATAATAATCTCAATGCCATCTTCTATTTTATCCCTGTCAAATTCCAAAAATGTTCTTTCTCCGTCGCCACCAACATGTTTAATAAAATGTTGTTTAACATAAAAGACTTTCATCAACTGAACAAGGCCATTGTATAAATCTTCTGCCGCTGGTTCAATCGCTGAGTTGACTAAATCCCCTATCCGACCAGTATCCGCCTCTTTAAGGAGTATCCTGCCGCCCAGGGTTTCTTTTTTACCTTTCTCACCCCTAGTAGTAGAATGTGTCCCTAATAGATTATCAATCTCATTTCTAGCATCAAACTTATCCTCAATCACATAAGCTGGTAATGTTGGTGGTGGCAGTCTCATTGCACCGCTTCTCACATCACCATCACCAACCACTTTTTCATCAAATGCGCCTGTTAGTTTTTGGGCTTCTGGTTTACTTATAAACTCCTTGTTAAACACCCAGCCGCTATTAGCAGCATCAGCGTTTTCAACAATCTGCTGGCCTCTTTTATCAACTACTTTTTGTAATGGTATCGCTACTTCCGCCAAAGCAAGGTCATCAATAAATCGCCGCCCTAAATTCAAATAGCTAAGGAAAATATAAGGCATCTTGGGATTAGTAAAATGATTATGATAAACAGTTTCTGTTTCAGGAAATCCAAAGCCTTCATCTTCAAATCCCGTTTCTTCTTCTCTCTCTATCAACACTTCCTCGCCTGTATAATCCCAGTTAGGATTCTTCTGCTTATCTAATATAAGCTCATCACACTTCCAGCACACGCCCTGTTGTGGTTTACCTTCATTGTCAAGATAACTAAACCACATTTCATAATAGCCAACCCTTTCACTTAATTGCTTTTTCGTTCCTCTGATAATATGAAACTTCCTGTAAATCTCACTTTGCTTATTAGGAAATTTATCTACCAATGCTTCAACAGTATCTTCCATATATTCAGCGACAAATTCAGGTTCTTTGCCGCAAATAGCTCCTTTATCGACAATAATTTTCTGCGGTCTTACCCAATCCACTTCAACATCTCCATAGTCGCCAATGTCTTTGTTCCAGCGATATTTAAGAACACCAAGCCGATATAACAACAAATGTCTTAATGCCATTCTGAACTTACCTCTCAGCTTTTGTTCTTGGTATTTTGCTAGTAACACTTTTTTAACATCATCGGCTAATTGCCTCGAAGCATCTTCATCCTTAGCAGGAGAAACATCTGGTTCTGGTGGTCTTGATAAAGCAATAGGAATAATCGTTTCCAATGACATAAATATCCTGTTATCTACATAGGGAAATTCATGTCCGAAGAAATCCAAATTGTCTTGATAACTGCCAGTCCAATACTCTTCTGCTCTTTCTCTTTTTTTATCTAACTCAATTCCTTTACCATTCCAAAATGCTTCTGCTGTCCTTAATTTATAATCAAGCAATGCCCTTAATTCACTATCAGAAATGTTAAGAGTTAAAACCGCTTCCGCGCCAATAGCGCCTTCTTCTTTTCTTTCTTGCTCTTGGGGTGTATCTATAGTATTGATGCTTGACATTATAAAATAAAAAGCCCCGCCATTGCGGGGTTAATAACCTCTGAAGATATAATAACACCAATAGTCAAATCATTCAACAATATACTTTTGTTTACATCTCTTACACATTATCTCCAGTGGATGAGCATAAACTTTAGTTGGATTTTCCATCATCGGTCTACCACCAACAACAATAATTCTTACATCGGAAAAATACGAAAAAACTATGAGCCCGCAATTGACACACCTGAAATTCTTTTTGCGAAAATTGTCTCCATTATATAACCAAACTGATATTGTTTTAGTCGGTTCTATCTTATCCTCTATCTTATCCTTATGTAATTCAGAACTCCAAAATCTCACACTTTCCTCCAGCTCCTTTTAGGTGTTGCTATCGCTCTTGCCGCCTTTTGGATATCAATACCGGGGATTGTATTGTCTTTTGAGACTACTACAGCCTCTCTACCGAACTTTTTACGAGGTCGTGGGGATGTTACCCCACCTATTCCAGTCGCAGAACGAGCTTTTTCCATTGCTACACGCCACAAACAAGTGGCATGAGCGAAGTGATCCGGCTTACCTTCAGGAGTTTTCCAAGCTCCTTTCATCACGCCAAGACGATCAACCTCAACCACCCGATACATATTCTTCCAATGAACAATGTAATCTTCCAAACGACTTTCGGTCATATTGAAAATAATCTCCTGATTGTTAAGTTCATCAACTACCATATCAATTAACTTTGTCCGATCAGAAACAACTACCCGGCGCTTATCTTTAACTCCCCATCTAGTTATATCACTTGCTTTTCGATCTGTTTGATAATAATGAATGTATATTTTACCAGGGTATTTCTTTGTTAGTTTCTTAGGATGAGTAGGATAAGGATTAGCGTCAATGACCATATAAGCATTATATCTATTTCTCATTCTTTCAATATCCTCCCAGTCCTCAGTTTCTCCAATGTCAAATATCCCTTGATCGTTGCCAATGACATAAGTTTTAACAACTCCATTATCAACACCCATGGCAACGCTTTGTTTTCTATTCTTTGTCGGAACGATACAATCTATTATGGTCTGCCGGTCAACCGACAAATCCTTTTCCTGATATGGTTTTCCTAGAACAAAGTTATAAAAATAAGCGGTATTGCCTTTGTTATTATAATACTCATCAACAATCTTTTTAGCAGACACCCAGGGAGCAATCATCTGACACACCCAATAGCCGGATATTTCCCTGTTCATGTGCTTTTTAATCCACCGGCCATTCTTTCTACTCTCATCGTCAATCATTTTATTGCATTTACCGCAAGAATACTGTTCCTTGTTTATATCAACATAGTGAACATGCTTTTGGTTTAATTCTCCAGGGTCTAACCAATCAAAATAAGTGTAATGACCACAATGAGGACATTTAACAAACCAATGTTTTTGGTCTGATTTAAGCCATTCTTCATCAACACCAAATCCAGGATACGAAGGGTTGCTAAACTTCCAGAACCAGCCAAATTCAGAAGCGCCTAACCTTGAAGCATAAGTAGCAATCGTCTTAGGCTTTGACCTATCTAACTCATCAGAAACAATGATATCTGCGCTAATCATAATCGCTGACGCTTCCTCCCAGCTTGACCGAAAATAAATAAATCTATCCCCAACTTTTTTTAATGTAATTGAATCCGTTTGTCCCAACGATTTTTGTATTATTGGATTTTTCTCAATCAACGGATTAACTTTTGGTTGAACAAAGTCTTTAACAACTGCTTTAGTCGGAAGAGTATAAACGATATTAGTTCCGGCAAACAATGCTAAATGAAATGCTTTTAAAATTGCTAGAGTTGACCAACCAACTTGAGCTGATTTTCTAATCGCCTGTTTAGGATTCAAATCAGCATAAGGAAGCGCCAAGAACTTGTGATTATCAAATTCTATTAACTGTCCATTCTCACCAACAATTCTGTTATCTTTTATCCATGCAAGAACTGAAGCAGCTTGGTTTTTAAGGCTTTCATTGTCCATCAATGATAGATTTTAACACTTCTTTTTGTCGCTTTTTTAATTCTTCTGGCGGGATATTATAGAAATTGAATTGGTTGAACTGTTGTGATACTTTTTCTTTTTCCTGTTCAACTCCCAACCATTTTCCAGCAGTTTCCATATATTTATGTCTAATTGCATGATCGGGTACATCAATAAAATCTTTCGTCATAGAATTACCTTGTTTCATACCATCACCTTTTTTGTTAATAACCATTGCACTAATAACTTTGTTCGCACTCAATCCATCATCTAGCACTTTAAGTAATCGCCCCATATCTAAACCATGACTTTCCATTAAAATTTTAAGCGGACTTTGTAGTTTCTTTAGGTTTTCACTGCCAATATTTCCAGCAGAACTATAATCTTTACAATCATATACTTTAAGCGCTGATTGGGTAGCATTACCAGTTTTTAAATACTCTACAATCCATTTCCTTTGTTTGATTGTCAGTTTTGTTTCCAATTCTTTCTTTTTCTTTTTATTCATTTTTCCTTAACTCATCCTTTGTAAAATACTGATTTAATAATTCCGGCTGGTCTTTGTAGGCTTTAACAAAATCTGGGTTCGGTTTGTTCTTCATATATGGTTGAATAATATCCTTAGCATGTTTATCCCTCTGCCATTGCCTCTTCTGTTCATTTAAAATACCTATATTGCTGATTGTCGGCCATCTTGACTCATACTTTCCAATGTTAAAAAGACAATGCTGGCAAAACTGTTTTTCTTTTGGTGTTTTCTTGCCACACCTAGGACACTTGAGGGAAGGCATCCCTGAACTCCTTGTCCTTAATTGCTCTTGCCTCTTTTGGTGTTACTCCTTTAACCACACCAGTATCCTTTGCTCGCTTCGGCTTAAACTTCTTTAAAATCTTTTCTGTTTCCTTTGGTGGTATTTTTGAACCAATCCATAGTCCAAAAAGGAAGGAACTAGCATTAATCAAAAAAATAATAATAGACAAAACTATTTCCATATTATGATTTTTTCTCCCTGATTATAATGGTCGGTTCATTATCATAACTAAACATCGGTTTAACAACCTCTAGTTCATAATGTCCTTTATCGATCATTTTCTTAAACTCCCGATAGGAAATAGCTAAGTTCGCACCATAAGTATGATATGTTTTAGTCTCTACTAATATCTTGGATTTAAATGTAGTTTTAAATGTTGCCATTAAAATTTCCTGCTACTAGTAGGATAAGGTAATTCTGCCCTCGACTCTCTTTCAAATCTTTCCTGCCTTCTTTTTAATCTACAAGAAGGACACCTTTTAGGATTAGAGAAGCCTTTTTTTTTAAAGAATTCCTGCTCGCCGGCACTAAAGCTGAATTGCCGTCCACATCCTACACAAGTAATAATTTTGTCGCTCATTTTAAAAGTTGAATAACCAAATCAATTATACCTGTAATAATTATCGCTATCAATACTGTTAAAATGAAGTCTTTAATTGTCATTCTCCTATCTCCTTAATCATCATCAAATGAATAAAAGTTTCTAATGGCATAACCATTAATGTCTTCCAACCCTTTGCTTTTGGCGACTGCTGTTTAATTACTAACCCTGCATTATCTCCTAAATATCTATATAAGCTCTTAAACCCTTTTTTGTAGCATTTACACTCTATCGTTCCGAAATTTTCAAGCATTAAATCAGGTTGATTAGGTTGTCCCAACCTCTCACACTTAAACCCAGCTTTCAAAAACCTTTTTTTGACTTGGTTTTCTAAGTTATAGCCCTTTTGTTTTGACTTGCTGCTCATTTTACCCCTTTTTTTAGTTTTAATCTCTGCTCATATCGCAGGTTATTCCTTGCATTTATCCAATTTATTGAGCTGTCATCTTTAGATAAAGCCTCTTCATCTTTGCCAATAATTTCCTTTTCAATAAACCTAATAAATCTCTTGTAATCTCTTGTAATTGCTTGTAATTTAGACTTGCTGCTCATTTCTTATTCTCCTTTTTCTCCAATTCCTCAATTACTTTTTTCAGTTTTTTAATGCTCCAGTGATATAATTCCGATTTTGTATGCCACCTATATGCTCTATAAAGCAACATAAATGCTTTATCAACATAAAATTCTTTTAATTCCCGCATCATTTCTCCCCTCCGTCTTCTGTAAAAGCCTTAAAAGCCGCCCATAAATCTTTTTTGGTTGTATACTCACCCTTATTATCGAATTGAACAAACTTCCCAAAATTATCTTCGTGTCTACCATAGGTTATTCTAAGATAAACCATTAAAGGCCCGTTTCTCCAACCAACCGTGCGTAGCTGGTTGGTAAAACGCCTAATAAAAGAGGAGTCGAACCTTCTTATTAACTTATTGTTTTTATAAATTCTGCAAATATAACTTTTAGCTTTCATTTTCTCCTCTCATCTTCGCTTATTGGTTATTCTTTCTATGTCATTAGACTATCATAGTAATTTATTTAGCCTTGAGCCCCTGCCTAATTTCTATTTTGACTGGCTCTCCGCGCCAGAGATACTTAGATATCAGATATCATAAACTCGCAAATCCTTCGTGATATTTCTTAGTTGCTTCTTTGTAAACAACTGACGCTTTTTCGGGTTTTTCAAACAATCCTAAATGGATGGATTTACCATTTTTCCTTATACACGCCGCCCATTTTTTACAATGCTTATGCCAATAAACACCCATGTATCCAGATGTATTATTTTTGTGCATTCTTTTGTTTATATTATTCTGTCGTATAGTCGCAAACCGCAAATTGCTTCGCTGATTGTTAAGACCATTTCTATCGATATGGTCAATAACATATCCTTTCTTTTTCCCTAAGATAGCATATTGCATTTTGATATTAGTCCGTTTGCCATTTTTCCATTCCCATCTTTCAGCATAGAAATTATATCGGTGTTTACCAGCCCACCACTTCCATTGATTGAGCCATTCATAATCTCTATCATCGACTAATGCGAATTTTCCTCTGGTTAGCTTTATTCTTTTCATATTACTTACCTAAATCAGAACACATACGAAACCCAATATAGTAGTAACTAGAGTAAGACGGCGTACTGTTCAGAGTGAGTGCGAACACACCCGCGTCGGATGTGTTGTCCCAACCCGCACCCCGTAGAAAGGCGCAGCCAGCACCTTTAACCCACTCCATATAAACATCTTCGTCAAGAGACAATTCCTCAATTCCTAGAAATTCCTTGTCATGCTCGCTAACTTTAGTCTGAGTCTTTCTATAATGCTCCAGTAAAGCCAGCATTTCCCTGATGTCTGGCAGCCTATGTCCTAACTTCTCGCACTCCTTTTTAGCGTCAAAGAAATTGATGTTGTTCCAAACTTTGCCGTCCTTGTCTCTCATTTTCCGTTTCATAATCTTGAATGGTTTCGCTCCGTATTTTTTAAGAGTAGGGCAGTTCTTATTGTTAATCTCTACCCATTCGATGTTTTTTTCTCGGAGCTGTTTTTTGAGAGCTTTTAAATCTTTCTCTAGTTTTTCGATTTTAGTTTGTATATTCATTCTTCACCTCCTCTCTAACTTTTATTTAATAACTCCTGCTCCCGCCCCAGCTCCAGCCCCTGCTCCCGCTCCTGCTCTCGCTCCCGCTCCTGCTCCAGCTCCAGCTCCCGCTCCCGCTCCCGCTCCTGCTCCTGCTCCCGCTCAAGCTCCCGCTCCTGCTCCCGCTCCAGCTCCTGCTCCCGCTCCTGCTCAAGCTCCAGCTCCCGCTCCCGCTCCTGCTCAAGCGCCAGCTCCCGCTCCTGCTCCCGCTCCAGCTCAAACAATAGTAAGGTAAGTATATAAAGTTCATTATTTCTGCTCCTTTGGTAGTTTATTTTTCCAAGGAAACATATCAACAATAGAATTGATATTAACCCAAGCCTCACCAACTGGTTCAACTTCGTTTAATTCTCCATCTTTAATTGCTTGTTCAAATCTACCACTATCAGCAATCCAAGCCGCTTCTTTTAGATGAAAGAAATTACCAATTCTTTTAACTGCTTTACCAGTAAGATGATAAGTAACTGTTCTAATAAACAGCTTTTTCCCTATAAAGTCATCCATTTCGTTTATCTCCCAAGACTTATCATCAGTAGAAACAATATCTTTAATTTTTTCCCAAGTTTCATCAGATACTTCAATTTGTCTTCCCATTTTCTTCACCTCCTCTCTAACTTTTATTTAATAACTCCTGCTCCCGCTCCTGCTCCAGCTCCTGCTCCTGCTCCCGCTCCAGCTCCTGCTCCAGCTCCTGCTCCAGCTCCTGCTCCTGCTCCCGCTCCCGCTCCTGCTCCTGCTCCCGCTCCAGCTCAAGCTCCCGCTCAAACAATAGTAAGGTAAGTATATAAAGTTCATTTGTCTAATTTACTTCTCATCTTCGCTTATTGGTTATTCTTCTAACTCCACAACTATTCGAGAACTCTCTATTTGCTCAGACCAAACTGCAAAATTATTCTGACAAGTCTCCAGCTTTTGCTGGATTTCTGCGTTTTCCTGAATAAGGTCTACTCTTTGCTGTAGTAAAAGCCATATAGCTACAATTGCGGCAACCATAGCAAAGACTCCAAGCCAGAAAGCAGACACTTTAAGAATTAACTGGCGATTATTTTTTTGTTTGGTCATTTTAAATACTTTTCAATTTGTTTCTCTGCTTCCTTCTTTGTGTTAAATCGTTCCACGTCTTCAAAAAGTTCACCCTCAAGAGAATAAATTTCCCAAAAATTATATCCTTTGTAGAAATAGTTAAAAAGTCTTACAAGGCTTATCTTCCCTTTATCCGAACTATAAATATAGTGCCATTTATTTACTAGCTTTCTGAATATTTTTTTACCATCAACCCATTCCTTATAAAGGTTGTGTATTCTCTTCTCCGCTTTAATTTTTTTCTTCATTTTCTCCTCTTTCCCCTTCTTGTTTTCAGCTTGTTTCTTTTTGGTCATTTTTTACTCCTTCCTTTTTATTTTTTACCCTTGAGAGCATTGTTGCTTTCTTTTATTCTTAGGTTATAGTGTCAACTTTATCTTTTGGAACATACTTTTCAAAATTTCTCCAAAAGTGGCCACGATCGCCCTTTAATGTTCCTAACTTAGCTCTAGCACCACACTTTGGACACTTGACATTAATATAGATATTGTTATCTTGATCTTTATTAGTAGTCCAATAAAACCCATCCCTATTCCCACAAACACATTGCTTCGGATATTGTGTCAATGTTATAGCTGAATACAATGTTTCCTTTAGCGTAGCCTCTTCAATATGCAATTCAATCTTCGGTGATAATTTAACTATTGCTTTCATTTTTCTTCACCACCTTTTATGGCTTTCAATTTCTTTATAATCTGCAACTTTTCAGGATAAACATTAATTTTCGGCGGTTCTGGAATTTTGCCATCATGCAAATTAAGATAGCTATCATAAACTGCCTTAAAATGTTTAAACGACCTTTTAATTTCTTTAAATTCAAAACCTTTTTTATGCCGGCTTCCAGTTCTCATAATGGCTGTGTGGTCAACCTTAACGCCATACATTTCTTCATAGGCTTGTTTATAAGCAGCAATCTGGAGTTCGTGATTATGGTAAATACCAGACCCAGTCTTAAAATCAATAATCCAAAACTCTCCATTCTTTCTACAGGCCAAATCTAAAGTTCCAGCATACTTATGAGTTAAAGAAGCAATCGTATGCTCTGTTTGAATTGTGTCAACATCAGGTTTAAAATCATCAAACCAAGCAACAAAAGAACAAAGATGTTTTTTTGCTTTAGTTGCCGGAAATTCTTCTTCAAGATTTATTTCTTCACCAAGCAAAAGCCTCTCAATCGTGGCATGAATTAAGCTCCCAAAGTCTCCTGTTATTTGAAGTTTCTTTTCTGCTGACTCAGGAGTGCTCCTTAGAAAATATTGTTTGAGGGCATAAGGCATTGGGGCGGCTTCATCTAAAATCCTAGTAACTCCTGGGAAAAATTCACCATTAACCCAATAGTAATGAGTATCATCTATTTCTTTTCTAACAATATTGATTTGTTTGATTGCTTTTTTCATCTATCACTCCTCATACTGTCGCATTTCAAACATTCTATTCCTTCTTGAATCGATGCTCTGTTCTCTAAGTCTGTGTATTTCTGACCGCAAGTAGGACAAACATCGAATTGATCAGCTTTCCAACAAAAGATGCACTCTTTAATTGGTTTACCATGAATACATTTTCTCATTTAGTCTCCTTCACTTCACGGGTAAAAGTAGGAAGTTCGTATGCCGGGATTTTTGGTTGATTTTCTCTCGATTTTCTTAAATAAGATGGTATTTCTAAATAAGGAATCCTAAATTCTTTATATTTATCTTCATAAGAATTAATTTTTAAGGAACTAACATATTTCTTGCCCTCTATTTCCCAAACCTTTTCAACTGGAATAAGATATGCCCTAGTTATTGTTGCTCTTTCGTCTTTGTAGCATACGAGAAAAAAATAATCACAATATGCACAACCTCTTTGACAATTCATACTTAAACTAAACTGCCAATATCGTTCTCCTAACTTACCTCTATATAGAAGACTGGACTTTACATCAATCCTTTCAAAACCACTCAAAATATCAAAAGAATTTCTTGCTGGTTGCCGATAAGCACTTTCTTTAAGAAAATCTAAAGCAGACATTTCCGCTAAATCGGCTCTTATCTGTTTTTTATTAAATAACCAACTTTTCCCTTTTTTCCTCGCTGGAAGTTTCCCTTCCCTAGCCCATTTCCTAATGGTAGTAACTGTCTTGCGATAAAATTTAGCTACTTCTTTAGTGGTATAATATGTCAACTTTGAAGCGTTTCCGTTGTTCATAATGCCATATTACAACATAAAATAACCTATGTCAAGTCGAGATAATGCCCTATTATCAAACCTTTCGTTACCTTTTGTGCCTGATGAGCAGAAAAATAGACCAATTTAGGCACGAGTTTCAAGTTTCAACTGCTTTGGCTTAACATTTTGATTATATTCTTTACTAACCACCTGCCAAAATGGAATTTTGTATTTCCGTGCCGAGATTATGTAGGCTACCTTATGCTTCACTCCTTGTTCATTAATAAGCCAGTCTGCTAAATTAGTCGCTTTTTTTAAACGATCTTTTAAGACTTCTCCTTTTAACTCCACCAAAGAACCTCCCGTTCCAGTATTTTTTTGATTGGAGAATTTCTTTAATACTTTTCATTGTATGACTCGATTTCATTTTGAATTAGTTTTACCATTGTCTTCCTAGTAACAATTATCTTTTTTCGCTCACACCTCATTACTTCTTTTTCTTCTTCTGTATTATCCCGCCAGAGTTCTATTTTTAATAAATTACGAATAGCTAAAAACATCCCTAATTCTCTATCAAGCAACCGACAAAGCGTTTTTACCATTGCTTGTATTTTTTTAACCTGCCTATTCTTTTTCATATATCCTCCCGCCTGGCAATTCCATTTCGAGAATAGTCATTCCTCCAGAAAATCCACGGCGATTTTTTCTAAGAATTAATTTTAGTTCGCGAGGTTTTTCTTGCTCTTCTATTTTAATATCTTCACGATCATCAGGCATCAACCAAAAGCCTAAATCACAAACTTGAGCAATAGCTCCCGATCCTTTATATTCCAAATACCTAGCTTTTTCTCCTTCTCTAACTACCCGATTAGATAACTGCGATAAAATCACAATACAAGTATCAACTTCTTTAGCCAGCTTTTGAAGCTCTAATGCTATTCTCGATAACCGCTCATACTCATCACCTTTTGAAGAAATAATATTTTGAATAAAATCTATAACAACTAAATCTGGTTTAACAGTCTTGATAGTTTGAATAATTTCCCTAAAAACATAAATTGAGTCTGCCATTGAAATAAATTCTGATAAAAGAACTAACCTTGCTTCCGCTTCTGATTTTCTGTCAAATTCTTCTTTAGTCAAAAGGCCACCAATAATCCGGGCGGGTTTAATTTCTGATAATCCACCGATCCACCTCGCCATTATTGTCAGAACAGATATTTCTAATGAAAGATAAAGAGTTTTAAATCCTTTATCCGCCACATTCAAAACTATCTGTCCAGCCAAAAATGATTTTCCTACACCTGTCCCACCACCAATAACAACTAATTCTTTTTTACAAAACCCACCATCTAAATACTTATCTAGTTTGTGAAAACCAGTCGGAATAAACTCTAATGTTTTTTTCCTCTCGGCAATTAAGTTAATTGCTTCTTGAGGTTTTATAATATTCTTGTCTCCCATATCTTCTTTCCATTTAATTTATCCTTAATTTTTTTCATTCTTTTACCATCTTCTAATTGCTTTACAGAATAACCAAACAATTTTTCCCAGAGTTCCAATTTTTCCTTAGTTTCGTAAACACCCGGTTTGGGTGGGATATTATCAGGCTCATAAAAAGGATCAATGCTTTTTATGCTATTAAGCATTAATGTATATTTGCCTATTTGAACAAAGCGTATCCCTTTTCTTAAGTTATCAAGAATAGAATTTCTTTCTTCTAAGCTAATAATAATATCTTTTTCGTCAATCCTTTTAATTAAAAATCTTTCTTCCCACTCACTTGGGATTGATAAAGGCAATTTTTGATCTTCCATTTTCTCCTCCTTTCTTACGAGTTTTACTTATTATCTGAACGCCTTTGTAATAAAGTTGTTGAAAGGAAGCAATTTTAGTTGCCCAGAAGTCATCACGGGCCGTAACTTCTATAAGTAATTTAACCTTTTTCTTACCACCGAATTTTTTTAAGGTTAACCAACAATATCTCCGGTTTTGTTTTTCCGAACCATCTAACATCGGAAGTTTTAATTTTTCTTTAAGGTATTTAATTAAAAAGTTTATATCCTTATTACCGTAAGTTTTTCTTACTACTTCTTTAGAAGTAGTGTTTTCTTTAATAGTTTTCTTTATGTTATCTTTCTTCCCCTCCCATTTGGGTAACTTTTTATTACCCATTTGGGTAACTATACTTACCCGTTTGGGTAAGTTACCCATTAAGGTATGGTTTACTAATTCATTACCAAATTCTTTTTTAATAATGGTTTTGGTTTTAACCAATACTTTAGTATTCTTTACTTTATTATCTTTATTATCTTTATTATCTTTATTCTTATGTGGAAGGTCTGTGGGCTTTCTGTGGGTCAGTCTGTGGGCTTTCTGTGGTCTTTTCTGTGGGTTAATTCCAGTAACTAGACAACGATATTTGCTTAGATTTATAATCTTTATTATACTTCTTCTGTGGTCTTTTCTCTGGTATACTATTTGGGCGGACTTTGAGAGGCATTTGAGAAAATCAGTGGTCTTTTTTTTACTCCATCCCCATTTTTTAGCTAATGTCCGATGAGAAGTTAAAATTTCGTCTTGTTTAATGACTATCAATTCTCCTCTATCAATTATTTTTTCTGGTTCTACTCCATATCTTGCCATAAAAAGTAAATCAATCCATGCCTCAGCTTTTGAAAACTTTCTTTTTTCTGTCCATAGCTGGTTGTCTAAAAACCTTCTAAACAATGGAATAAAACCTTCATGTTTTTTTCTTTTTCCCTTGTTCATAATTCTTAATGAAACTAATAGCATCAGCAACCATCTGCTGATATACCTTTAATAATTGCTCTGCTTCTTTATTTGAAGAAACATTTGAAAAAGGATATTCTTTGGAAATATTAGAGTAAGAATAAGAAATATCAGAAAGTTTATTTAAAAAGGTTTTTGCTCGAAGTAGCTTACTTCGTAATTCTAAGTTCATCATTATTTCCACTTTACTAAACTAAAAAACCCTTGTCAAGTCCCAAAACCATGATATACTTTTACCTACGCCGCCCTTGCTTTTGCTCGGGCGGTTTTTTATTCCCTCATAGAGCGACCTAGTCCTAAAAAAGCTATACTGCCCAGATTAGCAAAAAGAAACTAGGCCGCTCTAAAAGGGAACTATCCAGTAAACCCGCCCATTCTTTTCCGAATAATCAGTTCGTTGACAACTGGTTTGCTTGCATCAGTCCTAAATTCAGGGCTTATACCTTCTGCCAATCCTTCTATAAGTTGTATTGACTTTTTTCTCTTGTCTCTGGCAAACCGTTCTCTCTCTTCTTCTATTTCTGCTAAACCACCAAGCGTTTCGTGGGGTAATAACCTTCTAGCTCCTCTTGCTATCTCGTGAGGTAGTGCTGTTCTAAATCTTTCACTTGTAATAATTGCTGAAATATCAACACCAACAGACTGAGCAGCAATAAGCTCCCCAAAATAACGGGTTTGCATTTGAACATTCCGCTCTCGTCTTTGTTCGGCGATTTCAGTTATTGCTTCTACATTAATCATTTTATCTTTTAACCGTTCCTTCTTTAGTAGCCTTTATATCTGCTATTCCCTCGACGCCAATATACCCTAGAACAGCAAAAACAATTGCTGTTATTGCTTGCGACCATTCTATCTGACCACCAATAGCTGAACCAAGAGCAATTAAAACAGCACTAACAGCAAGCTGAAATTTTCTTGATTTATACTTTTCTGGAATTGTCATAGTTTACCTCCTTCCTAATAGTTTTTTGATGGATAACTCCATTAATTGCCAACTAGTCAAACCCTCAACAGACTGCGTTTCTAAGACCTTTAGGCGCTCCTTTAAGCCCTCTACAGTCTTTTGATGGATAGATATATCCTTGTCTAGCTTAATTATATTAAGACTAAGCTGTTCGTTTTTCATAACCAGCTTTCTGTTTTCTTCAATCAGTTGACCATTTTGTTTATCTGCTTCCACCAAATCTCCTTGAAATTTAACAAGTTTTTCTCGTAATTCCGCATTGCTTTTAATTTCAACAGCCAGCTTTTCAGATAAACTTTTAACCTGAGCAATAAGGCTTTCAATCGTCTCACCCCCAATCGAAACTGGACCTGAATATAGCCTTAAACCAAAAATATATTTAGAAGGGTCGCCATATTTGGCTTTAAATGATTTTACTTGACCGTCCCACGGGTCAACTATTAAGTAGTCTTCAGCCATTGACAAATCCTCTTTGGACTGGTAAAATATAAATTATGGTTAAAAGAAAAAGGCATAACAAAAACTGGGGAAGACCACTTACTATCAAGCATAGAGAAAAACTTTCTGAGTCTAATAAAGGAAAACATCCTAATCTTGGAAAAATTGGGAAACATATTAAACCAGGAGAACATCTTTCTCCAAGAACCGAGTTCAAAAAAGGACAAAATGCTGGCGAAAAAAATTGGAACTGGAAAGGTGGAAAATATAAAGACAAAGATAGCTATGTTTATATTCTTGTAAAAGACCATCCATTTGCGGGTAGAGATGGCTATATTTTTGAGCATCGCCTTATAATGGAGAAAAAGATTGGTCGCTACCTTCAACCAGAAGAAAGAGTTCATCACATCAATGGTATTCCTGACGATAATCGCCCTGAAAATCTTAAATTGTTTGCTACTCATTGGCAACACGCTAAATTTCATAATTTTCCTTATAATAGAAAACATTAATCTTTCGTTCCAATAATTAAAACAAAATGTGTTTGTATCCCTGCTTTCGGAGAAAAATCAACTAAAGCAATAGCTGGTTTACCTTCGCCTAAATACTTATCTATCTTTTCCAATGGTGCTGGTATGTTGTAACAATCAACACGCTCATCAGCAGTAATATCATCAAAGCAATTAGCAGCAGCCCAAAAGTTAATAAGATTTTTCTGGTCAAAAACTCCATTTGATTTATAAAATTCGTTTAAGGAGTCAACAGTAAAGTCTTTGCCATAGTAGTTGAGAAGCATAGCGTGGCAGGTCAACAAACAGCCATAATTAGAAATTGTAACGCTAGAACTTCCTAATTTCTTTCGACCCCATCTTGAGTTTCTCTGGCTAACTGGCTTGATATTTAACTTCATTTTTCAAATTTCGTTTTAAACCAATCGTAAAAAATTGTAAAAACAATGCTAACCACACTAACTATTATTGCCATTTTTGCTTTAATAGTGGCTCTCCAGATTTCTAAATCTGAAACTCTATGATCTATTGTATCTAGCTTTTTGTCAATCTTTTCGCTCAACGCATATACATCTCGTAAGCTAACCCTACTGTCTGTCATTTAATTCCGTATTTCTTTAAAATATCCTCCCCTGCTTGTTTTCCTGTCGGTTTCATAATACCATATTTTTCTAATATTGATTGTTCTTTTTTCTTCTCTGGCGGAAACACCAAACTTGGTATTGCTGGTCCAATAGCTGGTATTTCACGCAATAAAGTTTTCCCCAATGGTTTTATTCTTGCTTCAACTTCTTCCATTCCCTCTTTTGTTTTTCTGTCTTTGGTTAAACTGGCAATACCATCAATAAGATTAACAGCAGTCGCAATATCAGGACCAGTTAAAAAGCTATAAATACCGGCTCGACCATAACGAGTAGCTTTAAGAGCATCAGTAACAACTGTTCCCATCCATAAGTAGTTATCAAATAATCTTGCAAACCCCTTTTCATCTCTCGACCTACGACTGACAAAGGCCCACAAATCATTCATTATTTCACCAACGACTTGATAACCAATTCCAAAAGCAAGTAAAATTCCAATTACCATAGAAAAGTTACCATGTTTGATCTCCTTAAAAGCCTCTTGCGCTAGTCTAATTTTATTCTTGGTTGAAAAATACATAAAACTCTTCCATCTAGTAAGTATTCTGGATAAAGGATGTTCATTAAAAAACATTGGCAATTCCTCTGTTTTATAAGGATATTGAGTAACATCATTTAAGAATTGAGAAGCGTTGACTAAATCCTGATTAGATAATTTGCCATTTGTAGTTGCCATGAGAACATCAACACCAAATCTTTCTAATGTTCTTTTTGCCGCTTCATTCCTCGGATCAGCAAGGTATTTGTCAAATGTTTCTTTAATAAACTCCTTACCAGCATTGGCAGTAAAAATTTTGTTTAAATCTTCCTCTGCGGAAAATCTAATCTTTCTTAAATACCTTGACACCAATTCGCTACCTCCTCCAACTTCTTGCAGGAATTGTTTTTTTGAGCTATCTAGTATCGCTCCAGTTCTCATCGCCCATTCTCTTTCTTTTGGTCCTATTTTCTTTAAAATATGTTTTGTCCAAACTTTCGGACCAACCCAAGCTAATACTTCCAATTTTTGAGTAGCATTTGATAAAGAAGTTAATGGAGTAAATTTGGTAAGAACTTGAATTGCCCCGCTTACTTTTTCTATATCTTTCCAAGTTTGAGGATGAATAATCTTGCCAAAAGTCATATCCAGCATGTGCCGAACAGTATTAGCATCTCCACCTTGAACGGCAATTTGGTCAGCTAACTTATATGCTTTTTCATCTCTTGTACCTAAATGCTGTGCATCAGCAATTCTATGCCAAGCCGAATCAATGTAGTTACGGAGAACTTTGCGTGGGTCTCTTTCATAAATAGGAAAATCAGTCTCTCTCGGTTTTTCCAAATGTCCATAGCGCCGGTAAGTTTTCCTTAAAAGATATTGATTAAACTTCGATTCCGCTTCAGTGATATTATCAGCCCAACCCATTCTAACTGCTTTCGCCAATCCTTCTTTTCGAGCTTTAGCATTCTTAATAATTTCTTGAGGAACAAAGTGAGGAAAATAATTTTTCTGATAACCGATGTCTAATCCCAAGGTCCTAGCAGTTTTGAAAATTTTATCACTTTCTGTATTCCAAACATCCAAAGCCTCTTTTAAAGCAGGAGTATCAGGTTCAATGTCGCCTTCTCTTATTGAAACAAATCTCATTGCTTCTTCATCAGTAAGTTTATTCAAAGATGGTTCGATGTTCGCCAAGGCTTCACCAGCTAATTGATCTCCTTTTCTCCTTGTTTGTAAAAGCATCGCAGATAATTTCTTGCCTTCGCTTCCCTGCCTTCCGATATAATCTCTGATAGAGTCTATAAATGTTCCCCGAATAGTATTGACAACTGATCGTTTATAAGGTTTTCCCATTGCTACATCAATTCCTTCCATAGTAGATTTACCGATTAACTTAGCAACCTCATTAGCTAGCTGCTGTGATGTTCTTCCTGGTCCCAATCTTTGACCAACACTTTTAGCCAAAGCATGCAATTCCACTATTTCTTTTCTGGTAACATACCGCTTTTCTTTCGCAATTTCTGCTTTCTTTTCTTTAGCTATTTTTGCTTTAGTTTTCTTTGTCGGCTTAACTTTAATTTCTTTAGCCGGCTTGTATGGCTTTAATCTCTTATACGAAGGAATTGTTTTCAGGTCACTCTCCAAATCTTCAATCGCTTTATAGAAATCTTTGTCTAACTTGAGGGCATCAGAAACAGATTTAATCTTAGCAATTTTAGTTCTAACTCTCCTAATTGCTATCTTATTGCCTCTCTGGGCCCTTTCAATGTCTTCTGTCAATTCCGCCATAAATTCATTTTCTGTTTTCCCTAATGTAGAGGCTACTTCATCGCTAGAAATGCCAAACACACTTGTTGGGATATGTTCTCTTGCTAGTTCGCCTGTCTCTTTTAGTTTCTTTTCGCCAGCAATTCTCAAGAAATTTTTGAATTTACTTATCTCTTTAGCATAGGGTTCAGCTTTCTTTGCTTCTGCTACTTCTCCTCTCGCCTCGGCTAAAATTCTTTCTTCTTCGGCTTCAATTTGTGCTTTAGTTGGAGCTTTCTCTACAGTGGCTTGATTGTAGAAGTCGGTGAGTTGGGAACTAGTTTTAATAATATCAGTATCAAACACCACATATTCAGTAGCCATTTTCCCGGAGTCTTCTTTGTAAATATTTTTGTTGATTATTGCATCGTTGCCCTGAGACTTGGCTTTGCTTATCAGTTGTTTATCTATTTTTTGATTATTAACTACCAGGGGATTCTTAAAGTCTAAATAAACCTCTTTTTTACCAGCTGTTTGTTTTAGTTTTTTATATCGTTCTGGTATCTTCCCAAGCACACGCTTCATATCTTTTAGGTCTAAATCTGTAACCTCATATTCTTTTGAGTAAATTTCTGCGTATTCCTTGCTATCAGTGAAATGGATGCCGACATCTTCAGCCACATGACTGGTTCGAGTTCCAGCAAACTTTTTCCACTCATCAAATGTATCAAAAGTCTTTGCTACTGGGCTACCGTGATACAATAGTTTTCCCTCTTGTCTCAACCCATTTTTAAAATCCTCCGCACTTTTATACTTCCTCGCTTCTTTAGCTAAAGGTTCTAGTTCCTTGGGAATTGCTTTCTCTCCTGATGGTTTTTTCACTATCTCCTTAGCCCTCTCCGGAGTTATAATCTCTTTCTTTTTAATCGCTTCATCTAGTGGTGTAGGTGTCTTTGCACCTATAGATATTTGTGTTGCTTCTGGTCCGATTTTAAGAGATGGTATTCCTTTCAAAATATCCTCTTTTGCTAATCCCACTTGTTTTTTAACTTTCAAAGCCCTAGCCTCGCCAATCTTCTTTTGAGCTAATTTGACTTCTTCTGCTTTGGAGATTTTACCTGGGCCAAGAGGTAATGTTGGTGGGACTACCATTTCAGCTTCTTTTAACAATACATCTCTAGCTTCTCCAATCATTCTGGAAATATTGGTTTTATATCTACTAGCCAAATCTTTAAGGGTTCGGGGATATTCTTTAGCAATCGTTTTTCGGTAAGCAGCATCAATATCAGCTTTAGGAGCATCAGGTTTAACTTTCAAGATTTTCCTTGCCATCTCTGGATCAATCCCCTTAATTTGTCTTGGTGTAGCACTCATCATAAAAGCCAAACTACTATATAAATCTATTTCTTTTTTTCTTCTTTCTGGAGAATCAATAGGTAGTTTACTAATTTCAGCAACATCCCAATAAGGAGAAGAAGGAAAAATCCTTTTCTTTTCAGGTTCATAAACAAATTGCTTAAAAGCCTGAATAGGTAATCCCAAAGAAGTTCTGTATAATGATTTTGCTATTGCTTTTGGTTTATATTGTTCTTCCAAAACAGATGGAATTATTTCTTTAACACCACTTATTTTAGGTTTTACCACATACTTCTTATACTCTTCTCTTAACTTAGAGTCTTTAACCATTTGAATCCATTTAGGAATGTTACTTAATTGTGGTAATTTCATCTATAATACCCCTCTAGTTCTTTATCTTCATAAAATTTGCCCCAAACATCCTTAGACTCATTCCACCAGCTTAAATGCCCATTGGCAATAGCCCAAGCTGCTGCTCTAGCACTATCTACTGAATTTGTTCTATCAGCATCTTTTGGCAGTAAATCACCCATCTGTTTTTTTATATCTTCCCATGTAGCATCAATAAATTGAAACAAACCAGTAGCAGAACTATAAGGATAAGGTTCTCCTGTATCTGGATTTATTGTAACACCATCAAATCCATGTTCTGATGCTTTTCTTCCTGGGTCAAATTTGCTTTCCTGATAAATAATATCTGCCAATAAATCCTGCGGCACATCAAATTCTTTAGAAGCAAGACTTATTGCATCTGATATTTCTGAACTAGCACTCCCTATTAATTTAACAGCATCCGGGTTTCTTGCCAATTTTATTTGTGTTGGTGTCGGCGTTGGTGTTAATGTAGGTCTTGTTGTTGGTATCCTTGGTCCTATTATTGATGGCTTCATTGGTCTAACTGGTGATAATGTTGGCACTCTTGTTGGTGTTGGTGTCGGCATCTTAGTAGGAACAGCCATTTCCTTCGGAGTTGGAGTTGTTGTAGGTTTTTCTTTCTCGAAAGTATATTCG